TTCGTATCTTCTGACAGATCTCAAGACGCTGAATTCACCCGCGGTCTTCAGAACTATAACACTCAAGTTTTTGTGAATAATCAACAACTTGCGGCACAGATTGACAAGTCTAAAGAAGATTTACAAGATACATTAGACGACAACACACAAGTTGCGGGATTAGCACAATTAAAGGTTCAGGGAGCCGGTGGCGGTGCCGCTGCTGGAGCATTAGGAAAGGCAACCGCAATCCCAAAGGCAATCACTGAAATCAAAGAGACAAGAGCAGCGGCAAAAACAGCAAAGGTGGCGACAACTGCAGCGGCAAAGAAACTCGCAAAAAGAGGTGGATTTAAAGAGGTCGCAATAACAGCAGAAGAAGCAGCAAAACTTCCTAGCGGTGCCGCCGCACTTGGTTCTAAAGTTCTTGGAGAAGACGGTCAGAAAATACCCGGTGCCCTTCGTGCCGTCACTAAATTCAGACCAACGGCAGGACTTTTAAGAAACGCAGATATAGGAGAGGATTCCTTTAAAACTATATCGGCGGCATATGGCGGAGGAGCACAGGGCAAAAAAGCGGCAATCGCTTTTAAGCAGGCACAGAGGTTAGGTGTAGAACCAACAGAGAAAATATTACAAAAAGGATCTGTAAAAGCAGGGGCGAAAGTTGTGGGAGCAAGGGTGGGTGCCGAAGCAGCAGAAAAGGGGGCAGAGAGAGGAGCAGAGAAAGCAGCAGTAAAAGGAGGAGAGATAGCAGTAGAAAAAGGAGTTGGAAAATTACTTGCTAAAGGTGCTGTTGGACTTGCAAGAGGTGCCGGTATAGCAGGGGCAGCACTATCAGCGGGAACAGCAATTGAGGGATTGGTAGAAGGTAAAAAATTTAAATGGAATGAACAAGGAGCAGAGATAGGTGGTGCATTATTGGACGTAATAGGGACTGGACTAGAATTCACGGGTTTCGGTGCTGCTGCTGGACTTGGTCTCCAAGTTGCGGGAACAGCATTATCAACCGTTGGTACAGTAAATGAAGGATTAGATATTGATCCAACTAAAAAAGCAGCAGATACACAAGCAACCGGGGAACAAGCAAAAATACAATCTGATTTAGAACAGGCACAGAGAGGGGCAAGACAAGGTCTCACAGCAGCGGCACAAGGAGGGGCAGCAGTTGGAAGACAAATTCAGTAAATAAAATCTTTTTTTCATAATTCTTTTTTAATTTTTTTTATATTTTAAGATATTATAAATATGAGTAAATCTTTCTGGCGTGCTGAATCAACAATTCCAATCGTGCAAACTTCTAGTGCTATCACTGCCCTCAATGGTCTTTCCTTTACGGGAGGTCAAGAGGTTAGAATTAAAGTTCCTCCAACAACTAAGTTCTTCCAACCGAGAGAATGTTATGTTCAGGCAGACATTAAATTAAAGGGAGGTGAAGCAGCGGGAGAGCGAACCAAACTCCAACTTGATCCGGAACTAGGGGGACAAATTTTAATTCGTGATATTCGCATATATTCTGACGCCTCAACTGGTTCTGTATTACTTGAGGAAATTCAGGGATATAATTCCATGGTTTCGGTTATGAGAGATTTTGACACAAATGATTCGGAAAAGAAAAAGAGAGCATTGACTGAAGGGGCAACTCTATGGTATCCTAATACCCGAGGCACACAGGGTTCCACCCGTTCGGGGTGTGCTGATATTCTAACCAATCCTTATTTCGCAGAAGATCCCCTCACAACGGATAATAAACGCACTGCCTTCACAAATGATTCCTTTAATACTGCTAAATTGTGCCTTCCATTAGAAACGGGAATTTTCAGATCTGACCGCGTATTCCCCAATCTTCTCACTGGACTTGAGATTGTAATAACTCTTGAGCAGGCAGGTCGTTGCATTACTCAACTTGACAGCGTCATGAGGGGCAGACGCCTCGCCCTCAACCCTGTTTTCCTATCTCGCAATGGTTCCACTGCCGGAGCCGGTGCCGATATTGCTAACACGAATGCAATTCCCTCACTTCATTTAACAAAGGATAATTCGCAGACGGCACCTGTCAATTGCCCATTCAGTATTGGTGAAAGAATCGCCCTTGTAAAGAAAGACAATTCCAAGGTTCTCACAACTGATAAAGATCTTATTATTACACAGATAAACACCAATGCCTCAGGTGTGGAAATAGTATTTGACCAAACGGGAACCGCCCCTGTTTCTAATGACGCCACAACCTTCACCGCAAATTCGGGAGATTACCTTGTATCTATGGCGGCAACTGATCGCGTGGGTGCTGTTAATGCCGCATACAAACCTTCTTTCACTTTGAGCAATGTAGAACTTGTTGTTCAGGAAGTTGATATGGGAAGCGGATTTGAGAATGATATGCTTAGTGCTATGAAAGAAAAAGGTGTAATTGTACAGGATATCTTAAGTTGTCAAAATTACAGATATTCTCAGCAAGCAGGTGAAGTTGCTGCGAATATTCGTCTCCCCATGAACAACGCCCGGGCAAAATCAATTATATCCCAACCTACCGACAGCACTGTTTATTCGGATTCCGCGAGAGTTTCTTGCACTGGAACATATGATATTGCTACTGATTTATTGGAAGACAGAACCCTTAATGAGCAGTGTGCCGGTCTCCGTGGAATTTCTGACGAAATCACAAATTTTCAGTTCCTTTATGACGGACGCCTCCAACCGTCCCGTCCCGTCCGTTGCTCAAAAACTAGTTCCAAAACTTCCATTGACGCTCAACCTCTTATTGAGACAACTAAGGCACTTGTTCAGGCAGAAATTTCAGCGAAGTCTCTTGCTGCTTTTAATAGCAATTGGCTAGTTTCTAGGGCACTCGCTCTCAATAAAGGAGTTTATGATACTCGCAATAAAGATTTTAATCTTCAGGTAAATTATGAAGGAACTGCTCCAAGCAAGAATAAATTATGGAACAATTATTGTTTCCATTTGCGGAGAATCAATATTCGCGGAGACTCAATTTCTGTAGAATATTAAGTATTAACTATTTTAAAATCATTTGTTTATTTTTCTTTTTAATTAAATTATAATATTATAAATATTATAAATTAAATATGAGCAACCGTTATCTTGATATTCGTCCCTCAAATTCCAATGCCTCCCAATCTTACCGAGACGGACGCCCCGTCATATCTTTCACAATTGCTGAAGGTGAAGACGTTCTAATTCCTTCCTCTGTCCGTTTTTGCGGCAAACTTCATGTGTATAAGAACTCTGCCCGAGCCCGTGTTGAGACAGGCGACACCCTTGCTATGGATTCTCGCCTTGGAATGTGGTCTGTATTGGATCAGGTTGTTATTTCTTCTGCAACCTCAAAACAAACTATAGAACACATAAGACACGCGAACAGGTTCTATTCTTCATATTTAGGATTAACCTCAAGTGAGCAATCAATGATAGGTCATTTCGGTGAAACTGGTCTATCTCTTCCAAGTACCAATGGACAGAAGGCGTCTGTTGTTGAGGAAGGTGTTGGAACCAATTGTAATGAATTTTGTATTCATATTCCCACCGGTCTCTTAAGTGGAACGAGTGCGATTCCACTATCAAGAACTGCCGGTGTTGGTGGTCTAACAATTGATCTGTATCTTGCCCCTGATTCCATGGTTCTATTTGATACTTCCGGAGACGCTTCTGCGGCGGGATACACTGACGCCTTCTATGAACTCACTGAATGCAAACTGGTCTGCGAGACTCATTCTCCGACGCCGGAAGATAAACAGAAAGTTCAGGATATGGGTGGTTTTGAGTATAACTCAATCTCCGGATATTATTCCACTATTAATTCCACGAACGCGAATATTAACTTCTCATTAGGGTTAAGTCGTGTTGAGAGTGTATTTATGAATTTCCTAACTAGTTCTTATCTGAATAACTTGGATCAAAATTCTTTACAGACAATCAATCCTATGACCAAGGCAGGAGATATTGCGAATGTTGATCAGGTTGTTTTCACTAAAGGAGGGGCAAGATATCCTCTAGATTATAATGTAGATACTCAATTTAAATTAGATAAAACCAATCTCAAGGTTGATCCTCAAGTTATTAGAAATTTCATGAATTCCGTGGTTCCATTTAATCAGATTACCCACACTTCCATTTCTCCGGTTAATACCAATAAACGATACACGACCAATGACAATTCAGTCCTTGAGGGAGGAGCCCTTTACGGCATAGGAGTCGCTTATGATATTCTTGGTTCCCCGGCGGGAGGCGATTTTACACAGGATTCGTGGGGTGTCCAAATGGATCTCGGTATGATAGACGACAATCCCACTTCGGCATTTATCTTTGTTCATTCCAAGAATACCGTTTTATTTAAGGACGGCCAAATTCAGGTTGTTCAGTAAAAAAAAAATATATAAATAAATATAAATGAATTTTTTACCTGAAGATATTTTTTCTCTAATTCTGAAAAAAAGAACCGAAGAAATGAAAAAAGATAAAGAGATAAAAGATAATAAAAAAAAATATAATGAAGTCATGAAATATATTGATAATGCTTACTTTTTCATATTAAGTAATAAATATTATTATAATCAGAAAAACATATTAAATATAGGTCAAGATTATTATAGAAATTATATGACTTATTAAATCTATACTTCTTTTTTTAAGTTTTTTTTTAATAATTTTTATATTATAATATAATATAAAAAATGAGCATGTCTATTCCTTCTGTTTTACAACCCGGAGCAATTGGTTCCAACCCGGAACAAAGAATTGATACGGATATCCTGGAACCGGTTATCTTCACCCCAACCTTCCTTCGTTATCAACTTCAGAATAAAGGTCTTCTGAATCCGGATTCTCGTCTCACCTTCTCAATCTCGGGGCACGGTGGGCACGACTCCTTCTTCCCTGTTGGTCTTGGCGTTGGTTCTGTTATTGATCGTGCAACTCTCAAAATTGGTGGTAAAACCATTTGCGAGGTTCAGGATTGGAATCACTATCAGGCATATAAGTCTATGTTTATTGATCAGTCGGTTATTAAAGAACGCGAACAGTACAACTCGGCACGTCTTATGTCAAACGCTGTTGTATATGATCAAGATACAGTTGTATCCAATAAAATTGGTTTAGATATTGGGAAAGAGTTTATTGACGACACAACCGAGACGGACACCAATATGAAAGTCCATACCTTTCAGAAATTAATTAATGCCGGAACCTTCTCCATAACGCTTGCAGACCTATTTCCTGCGATACGCGGAATTCAGTTGCCCCTCTTTATGATTTCGGGCGACGTCAATCTAGAACTCACCCTTTCGGAAAAGGTTGGTCAGCGTGCGTCTCTTGCATTTGCTGGAGACAACGCCAATCATTCTTTCACCTTAGATCAGACGGAATGCCGTATGATTGCCGATTATACTTTCCTTGACGGCGACGAAATGGAAGGGTTCCGGAGAGAGAATCGGGACTTCTCTTTCATGTTCCTTGAGCCCCGCCTCACTAAGACGACCCTCGCCACAGTTGCTGACGCTCAGAATGTTATCCGCAATGTTGGTGGTGCTGGACGCCTTGTTTCCAAAATGTTCGTTGGTCTAACTTCGGGCAAAATGTCTGTTCATTTCTCGGCGTCGGCAACTGGTAATGCTAAGAGTCTCTTAAATGATTACAGAGCAATTGCCCCTGCTATGCCTGCTCCCCGCACTTATGGTCAGTTAGTTGCTAATGTTAAGAAGAATGACGAATTCTTATATCCTCTTGACCGTACTAATTCGGCACTTCATTTTCATGGAGTTGCAGATACGGAAGGCGGTGTTCCCCATATTACTCGTGCCGAATATGCTCGTCAGGGAGACAGCATGGTTAATAAGAAATTTGAGGGTTATTCTATGAGTGGTCAGAATGAACTTACTGGTCAGTTCTTCTATAACGCTTATCGTATGAATGACGGAACCCGAGTTGATTCTCGTGGTATAGAACTTCACCACAAATATCAGGATCTTGCTGCCACCGAGGCACCATACACCTCCCGTTGTTGGATTGAGGTTCAGAAGGTAATGAGAATTACTGACGGCGTTGTTGATTGCTATTACGCTTAAATAGAGAGTCCTCAAAGTCCTCAAAGACCTCAAAAATAAATAAAATAATTGTAATTTTAAAAAATAGTATCCATACTTTTTAATAAATATCTTTTCAGAAAAACTGAAAATATAATAATATTTTTTGAGGACTTTGAGGACTTTGATCCCACTTTTAATTTTGATAAGTTTATATTTAAATCTTTTTTTATATATATAATATAAATGACAACTAAAGAAAATCTAATTGATATTATCCAAAAATCAAGACCGAAGGCGAAGGAATCAACTATAAAAATGTATGTGTCCAACCTCATGAAACTAATGAAATTGTTTGAGGAGGATAATTTAAAGTTTCTAAATAAACCGGAAACAATTTCCGATAAATTAAGCGAATTACATTACACAACACAGAGAAACTATTATAACTCAATTATTGTTTATTTAATGTCTGAATCAGATAAACCGGAAGAAGATAAAGTAATCAAAGAATATAATTCTTTAAGAGACGATTTAAATAAAAAGTATGAAGAGGAACAAGCCACCGGCACAATCAGTGATAAACAAAAGGCGAATTTCGTTGATATTAGTGAAGTCAATAAAATGATTGAGACCATGGGTCAAGAAATTAAAGCAAAGGGAATCAAAAAGAAAGAGGATTTAAATGCAAAAGATAAAGCATTGCTTCAGGTATATATTATTTATAATATTTATACAAGAATTCCTTTGAGAAACGATATCTCAGGAATGGAAGTAATTAATAAAAGAGCATATAATAAATTGTCTGAATCAGAAAAAAAGGAAAAGAATTTTCTAGTTGTCAATAAAAACCAAATGTTTTTTGTATTAAACAAATTTAAAACTTCCTCAAAATATGAAGAATTAAAGATAGATATTCCCAAGGATCTTGAGAAATTATTGAGGGTTTATATTAGAATAAATGGAATGGGAGTTCTATTTAAATCAAGTACAGGAAAACCATTATCAAGAAACGCATTGTCCCAATTATTGATAAAGACAAGTAAAAAATATATGGATAAATCAATCTCAACAACTATGTTGAGGAAGATATATTTATCAAGTAAATACTCAAAGGTAAAAGAAGAAATGGAAAAGGACGCCGCCGTCATGGGTCATAGTGTTGGAATGCAACAGGCAGTATATGTTAAGAAGGAACAGGCACCGGAGGAGGCGGAGAAAGATAAAGAATAAATTGTGCGTTTTTAATTGATAATTAAAATCTAAGTTTATGATATAATATGTGGAACTTAATAGAAGATTTAAAATATGGAAAAATGAGAGAAAAGATTGTTGTATGTTTCCTTAATAAAGATATTTTTAAAGACGACAGATTAAAACTATATTCCAATGAAAGAAAACAAGTTGATTTCAGAAATGAAGAAATAGTTGGAGAATTAAAGTCAAGGACTTGCACACATGATTTTTATGAATCAACATTTTTCGGATATAATAAACTAGAATATTTGGTTAAGGAGAAAGACCAAAGAGTTTGGAAATTCTATTTCTTATTCACCGACGGATTGTATGTTTGGACTTATAATAAAGAACAATATATTGTGAAGGATTATGAACACCGAGAGAGAGGAATGATTGCTCAAGTATATGTTGATATTAAGTATCTTGAGAAAATATCCTCAACCATTACTTCCAATTCTTGGCTCCCCGAAGATTGGGAAGAATATGTTAATTAAATTCCACAACAAAACTTCCGGTTTTATAAATTAAACCATAATATTTTTTAACCTTTTTGTTTTTCTTTTTTTCCAATTGTTTTTTCATTTTATTAGAAACAACCGGAATAATTTTCTCTTTAAGATTTGGATCTTTATTTAATAATCCTATTGCCCTCCGAACAGAAGGAATGTCTCCATGGATAGAAATATCTCTTGTTGGAATATATAATTCTTCATAACTATTAAATATAGAACAATTAAGATTATAACCATTATTACAATAAACAATAACTTCTTTGCAGAATCTCATGATCTTTTGTTTTTGTTTAACAGATAATATTTTATCGGGGTTTTGTTTCCGTAAATATTCTTTTAATTCAGATATATTTTTAATCATATAAATTTCATTATCTTCCGGAATCTCTGATAAATTTCCAATCTCGCTCCACAATAAAATTGATAGTCTTAGTTTATCAAGATTGTTAGCATTGGGAATATCAATTCCAAATGTGGAAATTATCTCAAGCAAGTCTCCCTTAGAAAATGTTTTGTTAATCATTATATATAATTAATATATTTTAATTATTATAAATAACCCTATGCCCCCAAAGAAGAAAGTTCCTGAAGGCGAACTGACAGCACCTGAGTTGCGTAAGTTAATTCGTGCCCATAACAAATTGACTAAAATTACAATTCCAAAAGGTACAGACAGAGAAGGAATTATAAAGATAATTGAGAGTAATGGATACAAAGTAAATCACCCAAAGAAAAGATTAGACGCCAAAGTAAAAAGAGGGAAACAAATTACAATGAAGGCAGCAGACGAGATATTGCCGAAACCTAAAACCAAAGAACAAAAAGCAGTTGAGAAGAAAGCAAGAGACATGAAAAAGAAAGAATCAACTGATAAGATAAAAGCAGAAGGAGTTCGTCAAGGAGCAGCATTGCAAAGAGTTGTTGCTAAGAAGAAGGCAGGTAAATTAAAGAATCTTAAAGTTGATACTAAGACCGATTTTAAAACTGAGAAACAGGTTGTAAATTATTTTAATAAAACACTTGAGATTTTCAGGAAAACACAAGTAATGAAATTTGTAAATAGACTTAAAGGACTTGAGGATAAAAAACAAATTAGAAAAGAATTAAAAGAATTAAATCTATTTGGAAAGAAAAACGTATTGGATTTATTGGATATATATGAGGAAATAATTGACGAAGATAAAGCAGAGGAACTTGACGACCGATATGAATCAGTTATCAAGGTTCCTAAAATTAAAGCAGCAGAAAGAGAGGAAGAATTATAATCACTTCTTTCTAGGGAAACAATAGTATCCGTTATTATCGTCGTCTTGTATAATTCTCAATCTGAGCAATGCTGTCAGACAATTTAAAAACATTATATGATCTTCCCGATAGATTGGTTGTTTATTTAATTTCCTATTATAAATAGCATTGCAAAACTGAAGATATGTTTTGATTTGGATTCTAATAGGAACTCCTTTGCTTTTATAAATTACTTCTTCACCCTGACTTAAATATTTATCACATGTTTTAAATTTAGATAATGGATAAGAACTAATTAATAATCCTTTATAATAAAAACACATTGAGCCCTCGCTTCCCTGATATATCATTCTCTATAATTAATGATATATATTAATAAAATACCTTTAAATCTAATATAATGACACTTATTCCCTTAAAATAGGGTATAAAACAAGGTTTATTGCTGTTTATTAGGGTTTAAAGACATAAAATTATAATTTTATTTATCTTTTAAGTGCTAAATATGGTTATTTAATCAATATAATAGGTATAATATCAGATTAAAGGGGTATTTAATCAATATAATAGGTAAAATGTGAGATTTAATTTGATTTTAATATAATTTAATTCTCAATTAACTTAAATAATGGAAACTCCTCAACTTCCGTTTGATATTATTTCTAAAATTCTAAATATTAGAATGAATGAAAAAAGAAAAGATAGAATTAACAAAAAGAGATATCATTTATGTGGTTGCGAGATTGAGAGTGAATTAACTGATTTGACAGAAGAGGACTATTGTGTTTATTGCAGCAAAGAACTCTGTTCAGATTCTTCAGACGAAGAAAGTGATTAAGCAATTATACAGTGTCCGTCGCATGTCTTTTTAACTTCTATCTCTTCCGGTACTATATCGTCCATAGAACAATCGCTTTCAGATTCACTCTCACTCTCTGAAGAATAATCAGGATCAATTGATTTCTCAAATTCTTCCTCAACTTCTTTAATTAAATTTAATATATCAACTTCTCCGCGTTTCGCAAGAAATGATTTAAGTTCCTCAATATCAATTCCTCTATTCATTTTATAATATATAATATATTTTAATTTTGAGAATATAAACTTATTTTTTTTCTGATTGATTCGCCGACATTACTTGTTGTGCAATATCCAATCTATTTGTAATATTTTTTGATATCTTATAGATAACAGCAGAATCGTCATTGACACTTGCGAAGGATTGATTGGGATCATGAATACTTGTTGTGATACTTGTTATCTTTTTCTTCTTTGTTATTGTGAAAACATAATCACTTTCTGAACTGAATATGAAATCATTACCCGAATATTGCTTGTCTGCTACGGCAACAACAGGAAGTTTTGCTTCATTATCTGTTCCCCCTAGATAATGGGGTTTATCAATTATATCTGATCTTATACAATAATAAGGTTTTAACATTTTCCTTGGAAGGTTAGGAGCAGTCAATCCAATTGACACAGTTCCCTGAGATATTGGCGGAGTATATTGACGACGCCGAGTCTGCCCGCCGTCTGTTGTATCAGCACCAACCATTGAGGGCGTTGGGATTTGCGTTGTAAAATATACGGCACCGAATTGATTCACAATAAAATCTCTTGTATCTGAAGAAACAATATCAGAATTTGTTGTGGGAATACTTAAATTTTCTATATTAGAATTATCAACCCTTTGTAATCTGTTATTTTGTCCGGTTGCCGGTGCTTGTAATGAATCATACGTCCAACCCAACAATCCCCACAGAGAATTTGGAAATTGTTCTTTAGTATATCCAAAATCATTGATAAATATTCCCGTCGGTGAATCAAAAATTGCCCATGGTGTAATATTCCTATTCATATCTGATATCTTTCTTGCTGTGTCTCTAGGCGTTGCAGTTGGATCAGGATATGGGCCACCCGTCGCCGTGGCGTTTGGTGCCGGGAAAGCATATTTGGTTATGAAACTTCTGTCATAAGGTCTCATGTCAGGTGAATAAACATATTCATTAATTCTTTTATTTAATTTATAAACAGCACGATTCCCGTTTGTTGTATTATCTAGAGGGAAAACATATCCCGGCGTTTTTGCAGTTGAGTCCTCGGCAATTGTCCCCGTGTCTCCTGCTCCATAATCTGTTTGACCTGTTAGTTCCGGTGTGTGTAAATCTTTAAAAAAGAATCTTGACTCTTCAGTATCAAATCCAAATCGTGGATTATTTGCTCCAACATAATTTTGTCTTAATAATACCTCTGTTGCCCGCAAAGGGGATATGAGAGGATCGGCAGGAGGATCCTCCTGAATCTTTCTGTTTTTATTTCCAATCCCCCATAAATTAGCAGTTCCAAAATCAAATGGTAGTCTCCCATTATATCCTATCATATATGCTGAACCGTAAGAATTAAAACTTAAATCAAATCCTAAGGCACGATATTCAGAAATGGTGTTGTCTCTAAAAGTGAAAAGAAGATTGTTAATTCCTCCAATTAATTCAGGGTGAATGTTAATATAATTTTTTTTTGTTCCGTCTCCTAATGTGATTGTTTTCTTTGTTGCGAATCCATAAGATAAATTACTTGTGCTCGTTCCGTCTGTTTCTATATCAGCATTTTCGGGTTGGTACTTAAAAAACACCGGGAGACTTTGCTCATTATGTGTCGGAGTGGTTGGGGTAAAGCAATTATCTCCGCCGATTACTGTGTTAATTTGTCCCGGATTATGATTCTGCATGTGAAGATATCTCATATTATTGACAGAATTTAAAGTTCCGTTAAAATATGGTTGCATTTTTTGTGCGTTGTTATTACTAAATAATTCAGGATATAACCCCTGAGCTTTAAACAAGGGGGCAAATAATGCCGCGTCTTCCCAAGGAATCTTTGTCTCAATGACCTCGGTCAATCTATCCGCCTGAGCAATATCGTTCCACATGTTATGTCCTTGATTTGTCTCAGGTGTGAAATTTACATTTTGTCCTGCTTCCCTTATCTCCGGTCTTTTACAATAAATATTATAAAAATTTGATTGATAATTAAAAAAGTATTGATCCTCTGAAATCGCGTCGCCCACTGCCTTTTGAGCATATTGCTGCCAATTCTCCTCTCCCATGGTTTCACTTGAGGCACATAAGAAAGGTTTAAATGTTGGAGTTTTATAAGTAATAGTTAAATCATGAATAACGCCGTCAATTTCTTGTTGGAAAACGGTCGGAGGTTCTGCGTTTTTTAATATACTTGTTATTTCTTCTCCAATATTTTCAGGAGAATTAAACCCGGCATTAACTTTAATATCAACTTTATTTCTGAATATTTTATATTTATAATGTGAAGCAATGGATTTAGATATCGGGATATTTACCGTCTTCGTGCCGTCCTCTGCTACTGTTTCCTTTCTCAATATAAATGTCTTATCAACTGCCCTCATTAGAGTATATCTAGAATTATCAGTTTTTAATCTGAAAAATCCAGTCGTTAAGGTGTTGTTTTCAGAGGTGTCAATATACATATAATCGTCCGTATTAAATGAATCGTCTATTTGCTCAAACCACGCTCTCCCGTTGCTTGTGCTATCATTCTTTAACCAATTATCTGCCCAATATTTAATATCATTCCCGGTGGCGGCGGAGTCGGGACTACTCCAAGCAAATCTCCTAGGCATAAATATATATCCCGAGTCTCCATTAGAATTTAGATAATATTCACAAGTTATTTTGGTTTCATTATCTGAAGGAATAAATGTCTCGGGAACCTCTGAAGAGTTTAATTCTTGGAATCCTGTTATTAATGCAATTCCGGGTTGGCTCAAAGTTGTTGGAAATTTATTATCTTCTTTTATATAAGTTATAGTTTTCTCAGATCCCAATGCTTTCCCTTTTAGTTCTATTGTGTCTTGCCCTGCTCCTATTTCTGATATATAAGCACCTTGCACGGACACACGATCACCAACGTCTAATTGTATCCCTTCACCCAATTCGTTTGTAAATAGTGCGGGATTTTGATTATTTCCGGATCTCGCCTGTACTGAATGTTGCCTATTACAATCTATAATCTGAAGATCAACATATGAGTTCGTTGGAGGTGTTTCCATTATATTTATATTAATATATTATTTTTTTATTTTAGACTTAATATTTCTTTTAAAATAGGAACCTCAGATCCTTCATAGTTCATATCTAGTTTATGGGTCTCAAGGTCAAATTGCTCCTTATCAACTGAATTCCCTTCGTGGGCAATACATAACATAACAAGTCTTATATCTGTTAATCCAACATTTTTATCTTGATTCTGAATCATATTGACGCCTTCTCCTTGTGAGTTTTTACAATATCCACCCATTGACTTCCAATATTTCTTAGTAAAACACATTGTTGCTTCATGAATTTGGATTTTACTTTCACACTTTATTGCTGTCAATTTAAATTCTTTTTTCGGATAACAAAAAATCATTTGATTTGATCCCACTAAACCACACTTTAATTCCTTTAATGATAAATATGAATGTTCTATATATGCCGGATTATATATATCGTCGTCGTCCATATTTATTAATATTTTATTACTTGATAACTTAACAAGATTATTTCTTTTTTCTCCAATACTTCTTTTATTTTTATTCCTATGATAAATTAATTTTATCGGATATATGTCAAGTTGCAATCCTTGGATATTATTTGTAAAGGGTTCAGTTCCGTCGTCGTCTATTACAACCTCAAGGAGATTGTGAGGATAAGTTTGTTTTTTTAAATTATCAATAAATAAAGGGAGGAATTTAGACCGATTATAAGTTGGAGTTAGTATTGAGATTTTATCCATTATATTTAATGTAAATATTTTAATTTTGAGATATGACCTCAAAGTCCTCAAAGTCCTCAAAAAATATTATTATATTTTGAGTTTTTCTGAAAAGTTATTTATTAAAAAGAGTGATAGTTATTTTTAAAATTTACAATTATTTTATTTATTTTTGAGGACTTTGAGGACTTTGAGGACGCTCTATTTTAAGACCTTCTTTTGTTTAATATGAAGAACAACAACAGTCTTCCCTCTTAAGTCTGTCGCTAATGTATTGTCTTCATTTACAATTGAGATATCAAACATATTGGATATCAATTCATTAGGATTGTTGAGATCTATATATACTCGTTCGGGACTCTCAAAGAACAATGCCCCTGTTGATTCTGCTGTACCTGTTGAGAATCTAGGTGCCGCATAAATAATCTTAGACGCCGCCGATTGCCCTGCATTGTATGACTTAACATTATAATTGTTTAATCTGACAAAGATATTTGTTGTTGATTTAAGTTCCGGAACGTCTTCAGATAAAAAGGACACAACGTCTGAAGCACTGATAGAAGAAGAAGAAATAACAGTTTGATCCTTAAATCCAAGGAACAATGCTGCCTTGGCTCTGTCGCTTGGTTTATATAAATCGGGGTCTTCACCCACAATTAATTTATAAACATAATCCTCAAAAACACCGGAACCATTTATTCCTTTATAATCATGCTGCGTTGCAATATTCCCGGCGTCAAGTTTATTATAAATTCTCGTATCAACTGCTAAACCTAGGGTTTTTTGGAGATTGACATTTGCTAAATACGCCCACCAATCATTAAGGCGACTTGCATATGTAAATCCGGGAATTTCTCGTCCTGACCAATTAGTAATTGTCATAAAAGGTTGAGTTCCCGAGACTTTCCCCTGAACAAATATGAATGGATATAAATTCCGGCATGTATCGCATATAGGTTTAAATCTTTTCCCCTTGACGGCGTTTGCTCCCGTCGTATCAACCACCGTCACCCATTTTCCAGTCGCCACGGAAAAGACTTCACATTTTACATTCTCATTATCTACAGTATATTTTAATTTTGATAATTGTTGATTAGTTGAGTTAGTGC